AGAGTTCCCGCAGCCCACGTCGAGACGTCTCCGGCATCGGCCGCTGCGATCATCGCGTTGAACCAGGCGATGAAGTCGCTCTGGAGGGTAGACGTCTGGAAGAACTTGAGGTCAACTTCTCCATTATTTCCGGGTACCGCGCTCGGAACGACTCCGCCGTCTGCGGCGATCTTCATCGTGGTCCTGTCGGTCAGCAAGCGGACCACGATCTCGTCGATACCCTTCTCCTGGATGCCTCCTCCCTCGATGATTCCGATGAGAGGATGCGTGAACGTGAAGGTCATGTCCTTCGCGCTGTAAGTTCCTAAGATGTTTGTGGACATTTAAATCAGTCTCCTTCGCGAATGGATTTTAGCGTTTACTTCTGCACCTGGACCGTCACGCTCAGCATGTGGCCGGACTGGGCTTCGACGAGGACCACCGTCAATTGAGGTAGCACCCTCGACGCCCGTTGAGTCTGAGACATCTGGCTCACCGGCTGAGAGTACATCTCGTAACCGTGGGGGAGTGCCTGTCCGTTAACGATGGCTCCGTTTCCGGCTCCGATCGTGACTCCGAGCCAGACTCCGGACGGAGCGATGAATCCGCGAAGCTGGGCGCGGTCGCAGGCTCCGGCGACCGTGGCCTTCATCGAGGTCATCCCGCCCTCTGTGATCGGGAGAGCCGGAACAGACGTCAAGAGAGCGACGCCGCTGTTCTGGATGTCTGCGGCGAGCATGTCGAGGTTCAGCACCTCGTCGAAGAAGTCTCCGCTCGCCATCACCGCCAGCTGCGTCCATGTATAGTTCCCCTGGTAAAGGGTGATCAGGTTTCCGCAGAGTCCGACGCTCGTCCGGTCGATCGTTCCGCAGATCGCGTTGACCTGAGATTCGGTCAGAGGCTCGGGAGCCACTCCGGCAATCGGCTTGAACATGATATCGAAGTACGAGCCGGGAGCGCCGGTATTCCTCCCCATCGCGACCCCCATGACCGCGGCAGCTGAGTACGCATTGTTCGGGAAGTTGCCGCCCTGCGTGGTCGAATACACGGAGAAGGTGCGCCGGTACTTGAGGGCTTGAAGAGAAGCGAAGAGGTTGTTGGCGGCCGCATTGAGGACCGCAGTCTCTCCGCTCGTAATGAAATAGGTGGATGCGGGAGTAAATGCCTCGATCGCACCGGCTATAGAGATGTGGTCCGAATCAACCGCGGTGCCGACGAACTCGCAGCAGTACCACTGAGGATTCGTGAGGCGGCACGCCTGAACCGCCATCAGAGGCGTCTCTCCGATGACGGTGATGTCGACCTCCAGACCGGTCCCGGTCCCTCCGGTCGTGCTCAACGCCGATGCCACGGAATAGCCGGTGCCGCGCGCCGTCGATATGATCTGGAATCCGGTGACGACTCCGGAGCTGACGGTGGTGATTTGGAGTTGGCCTCCGGAAGCTCCTCCCTGAACCACCGTCACGACGTCCCCGACTGCGTATCCGGTCCCGGCTGCGCCGGTGTGAATGATCGCAGTATTGATCGCCGTCTGATCCCTACGTCCGAGCCACAGGTTGAGCGGCTGCGGAGTCTGGCCGAAGTACTGCTCAGCGGCGAGATACTCCGCGCTCGACGTGGAGAATCCGTCGGATGCGATCGCAGAGAGCGATTGATAGAGCCTCGTCCGCGAGTTCGCTCCGACCGATGGAATAACGGTGCTGTCTCCGACGATCAAGGCCTGGTTAAAGCTCGGCGTGGGAGCCGCAGCAGGCGATACGAACGTGGCGACGCTCAATATGTTAGAGAGTGGAAGAGGTAACGACATTTGATGGTGCTTCCTTTCTTTACGGCCTCAGGACGAGCGTCGTCGAGAGTCCGGTATCCTTGAGGAGAACGATGTCTAATCCTGCTGCCGACGGATTGATGAGCGATTCGATCACGAGTTCGTTGAACTCGATCTCGATGTCAGCCCGCTTAAACCACAAACTCTTGAAAGGTTCTCCGGAGTACGTCGGCCTGCGCGGACCGGGAACCAAAAACACGTTGCTTGCCACTATGTTCACCGTCAGACCGGTTCCGGAGCCGCCAGTCGTTGAGAGAGCTTGGGTAGCTTCATCGAAGTTTCCTGAGTGCTCATCGAACGTTCCGAGAGTCTCGTCGAAGATCGCCGCGATAGTTCCCGTCGTTTGATAGCCATATCCTTGCTGGGCCGGAACCAACGCGAGTCCGGCAACGGCTCCGTTGAGACCTAAAGAGGTCACCTTAAGAGAACCTCCGAAGGCTCCGGGCTGAACGACTCCGACGACGTCTCCCACCTGATAATTGATGCCGGGAGCGACTACAGAGCAATCCGTAATTGGAGATACGATCCACTGAGCTGCCCAATCCTCTCGTATCGCTGACAGGATCAAGCGCGCCTTATCTGCCGAGTTCGGCCCGTAAAGCACGCAGCGAAAGTTCCATACTTGAGTGAATGAAGAAACATCAGCAAGAGAGGTCGAGTCGTTCTGTCCGCGGATGTTGTCGTGAGTGCGAGAGAAGCCGGTATCTTTCAGAGTCGAACGCACGACGCAGACGTCCTCGTCTACGGCCCACTCCGGCTGACCCTGCGTCTGCCAGGCCACGCGGACGGTCTTATACGCCGCGTTCGGATTTGCTACCGGGTCGATTCCAAGGATCGAAGCGACGAGCGGCTGCATCAAGACGTTGAATCCGTCCGGAGATAGCGCCGAAGAGGCGAATGTTTGGCCGTTCGGCCACGTGACGCTAGACATTTGAGGAAGTCGTTTACTGGATCATCGGAGCGATCCCGCCGACTTTCGTGCGATCGAGCATCTGAACTGCTCCAACGTTCGTGACGGAATTCGTATCCCCTGGAAATGTGTAGTAAAACGCCGGATTCTGAGGAGCTAATCCCGCCGAGACCCACTTCACTAAAGCATCAACGGCGAGGTGAGTAGAAGAGTCCCCGAGAGAGACGTCTGTATATAGAGTCCCGGCCGCGATGGCACTTCGAAGAGAGACCAGCGACGCAGGCTCCCAAAATGCTTGCCAGAGGTAAAGCTTGCTCGCGGTCGTATAGGTCGCATCCGCAAGGCAACAACTTACGTTAGCCGTGAACGTGGTACTTGACGGTACGCTCAGAACAGAAGCTCCGAAAGCGGCCGGAGCAGACGATACGACGATGACCGCCTCTGATCCAACGGCGAGCTGATGAGCTGCCGCAGTCGTGACGGTTGCGATCCCCCCGGATACCACGATGCTCGTCAACCCAGAGCCGATATCGCTCGTCTCCAGTGGCGCGGCTTCCGGCTCCGTCTGCGCGTTGGACGTATGGCTGAGGATGCAACTGTAATTGATTCCCGCATTGCCGTAGACTCCGGCGTGAGAATCCGACACGGCAGAGCTTCCGGCAGTATAGGAAGTGCTCGTCACCCATGCCGCATTCAGAGCGTGGCCGAGGTATTTCGTATCCCATAGATAAGCATTACGATTGCTGTCTGCGAAACTCGGATTGACGCCTACCGCAGAACCGGGATTCAAAACGACATCGAGATCGTGAGGTCCTGGAAGGACTCCGCTCGTCGTGTTGCTGAGGTATCCTCTCCCTCCTCCGGCTGGGTTGCACGATACGCACGTCGCCGTCAGCGTGAAGTTGTAGGCCGCATTGTAGTCGCACGTCGAAGCCGTGCAGAGGTCCAAACAAGCCGTAGCTGCCGGAAGGATCGTCGCGAACTTAAAAGTCGTATTCGATCCTCCTAGACCGTAGACGAGGTTCGCTTTGAATGAACCTACCGTGCCGACTCCGCCGCAGTTCGAGTTGTGACCGTTCGCGAGCACCGAATTCTGGCCGTTTCCAGCGGTATAGCTCCGCCCCCAGAACGTGGCATGATTCATGTTTAGTGTGTTGCCGCTCGGATACGATCCGTCATAGATCAACGAGGCCCACCCATTACCGTGACCCTGCTTAGACGGAAGAATGATTTCGTTGTAAAGATTATTCGTTCCTGATCCCGACTGCGGACCAAGGACCGGAGAGGCGTCCCCTCCTCCGGTTCCGTCCTCTGTAATATCGAAGATATCTCCAGTGCTGTTTTGCCCGTTGCCGAGAGCCGTCAGGTGAGGATTAAACGCGATGGCCGGATACCAGAAGTAGTTCGCGCTGCGCGCTCCGGCTCCAGACACAGATCCCCAACTAAGCGGAAAGATGAAGAAGTTATTTGTGGCGGTAGAATTCGTCCCGAGTCCCGTAGGCACGGTTGGGAAGTAGTTCCCGGTCCAAGTGAAATTAGCAGGCGATACCTGACCAGTGGAATTACAGCCTGCGAGAGACGGCGTTAGATTCCCAGAGTTCGCTTGGGTCGCGTTGACGCATAAGTTAAAGACGTTATACGAAACGTTGCGCGTACCGCTCACATACGCGATCGAGGAATCATTGACGGCCAGATCTCCGAAGGATGCCGGACTCGAATAACTGTTGTACTGATGTACGATGTTGTTGGTCGCTGCAACACCGATGAGCGTCAATCCGTGGTGGCTGAACGTCGAGTGCGTCACCGTCCAGTCTTCGCGACCGTCGTTGAGCAAGAAATCCAGGTAGCTCCCGACGTATGAGAAATTGGTATACGTGGCGTTGACTACCCAATCCGCGACTCTCGAATAATCGAAGTATGTATTTGCTCCCGCCGCGTTCGCCGTCAGGGTGCATTGCTGAGCAGAGGTGCAATCGCTGCTGTCGTACTTCCACTTCCCGCCGCCGAATCCGTTATACCCGGAGATCGGCACGAGGCCGTAAATGTAGTGCCCAGAGAATCCGTCCGCGCTGGCCGAGGAGTCGAACGTGATCGTCGAGCCGCGCTTCTGCACAATCGGCGTGCTCGTACTCGCCCCGCCCGAAGTGTTGCCGATGCTGACGTCTCCTTTGATTGTCAAACTGGTGGTCACCTGGATTCCGCCGTACGCCGTGCCGCCTGCCGCACCGGAGATCTCGATCGCTGCCGTCCCGCTGCCGGTCACCAAGTTGGGAGAGATTACCGCCGTCGTGCCAGTGCAGCCGCTGACTGTGACGGTCGGGGCCGCGCTGCCGGGCGCGAATCGAGGCCGTCCCGCGCCGCCGCTCGCCTCCATGTAAGCCGACTGCACTACGCCGCCGGAGATGACCAATGTGATGTGCGGAAACGACGTGATGGAGCCATTCGCGATGGCAGACGCGCTGCCGATTGTCATGGCCGCCGTTGCGCTGCCGCAAAGCGTCCCGCCGTTCGTGACGTTCAGCGAAACGACATACGGATAAATGGGCGCGGTCGAGTTACCAGCCGTGCTCCCTGCTGCCTGATCGAACTTGAGCACGAAAGGTTCGGGCACTACCAGATAATCGCTGGATGGCGTGTAGCCATTCGCCGTGCACCCGGTCCCCGTCCAGTAACTGTGCGTGCTATCTGCGGCGATAGAGGCCAACGAGCAGACTGTTGGATTGGACCCGGTGCAGGACCCACCGCCGCCGTCCTTCAGCGTGCAGGTGTTGCCAGCCGCGAGGGAGCACGCGCAGGCGATGAAGAACCACAGGCTAAAACGTCGCATAGAAACGAACCGATACGATTTCAAGATCAGACGTGAGAGTGCCGAGGGCGACTGCTGCTTTCCAAAAGGCGCGATTGCCCGCCGTCCAACTCGGCGTAAACGTTCCCGTTGCGATCACTAAGCCGCTGGCCGTCCCTGAAGGAGTAAAGGTGATCGCCGTCGAATTCGCGAGCGTCGGATTAGATACGTCTCCGTTCGCTCCGATCTGGCTACTCGTGAACGTGACCGTTCCACTATGCGCTCCGTTATCGGCGCTTCGAGCCATCACTTCGATCGTGATCGTTTGGTTTGCGTAGTTCGTGGGAATCACGAACTCGTCGAATACGCTTCCTGCTCCAGCGAAGTGGAGGGATGCCGTTACATCGGTTCCTCCCGTAATTGCTGTCGGCGTGGGGCAGCTCGTGTTGCATTGAAAGACGGAGGCTCCGACGCCGTTCACCGTCTTCGCACCAGGCGCGTAGTAGAGGTTCGTCGTGCGGCTAGATGCCGCGGAGTTCATAGAAGCAAAATAGTTCGTGCCGTCCGATATGACGTACGACGACGTCGGCGACGTTGCCGAGGCCGCATTAAGAGTCAGAGAGGAAGTCCCGCCGTTGATATTCTGGCCGCTCCTCGCGATCGTCACCAGACCAGAACCGTAGTTAATGATGGTGACGTATTGACCCGCCGGAGGTTGCGATCCGGATGCCACTAAGGTGATGGTGAACGTCCCGGATGAGACGACGATCGTCTTGTAGTTCGAGAAGTCCGCGGCAAGAACTTGGTACGTAGCCGATTGAGGGTTCACCGCGGAGAGAGTCACCGTGCAGGATGACCCTAACGTGCAAGTCTGCCCATTCACCGTCGTGGCCGAATTAGCGAGAGAGGTGTTAGGGACCGATACCAGTCGAGCGGTCGGCAGAGTACCGCTCGTTATGTTCGTCGCGTTCGTCGCGTCGGTAGTCGCCGAGGTCGCGAAGGCGACTCCGTTAGTCTTCGTCACCGTCAAAGAGCCGGAGCCGTTTAGTGCTCCGTCTCCCGATACCGCGTCGAAGGCAGGATCAGCTCCGACTCCTTGGTCTATAAGGACTCGTCCGGCTGTTCCGATAGCCACGCCAGAGATGGCAGATCCGGCACCTTGGTTGATCGATACCGAGTGAGCTGCTGCCCCGGCATTCACGTTTCCGGTCGCTCCGAGAGCCACAGTCTGACCGTTGAGCGTAGTAGATGAGTTGGCCAGAGCAGAATTCGGAACCGCTGAGAGCCTCGCGTTCGGAAGAGTACCACTGCTTATGTTGCTCGCATTCGTGGCATCCGTAGTTGCAGACGCGACCACCGGAGAGCCGTTCAGTTGAATGACTCCGGTTCCCTTCGAGGTTAGATTCAGGTTTATGTTCCCGTCGCTTCCGCTGCTGCCGACGCTTACCGTTGCCGGATTCGCTGTCGCTGCGTTCGTTACCGTTACGGAATCTACAGCCGAAGCGGTCGCACTGGACGTGAAGAAAGGATTGCCGTTCGCATCCTGGATAGCCGTCGCTTTTAGATTGGTTATAGTCGGAGACGTCGAGAGAACGACCGTGCTGCCGGAGCCTGTCGTAGCGGCCGCGACTAATTGGCTCGACACGTTCGACGCAAGAGCTGCAGCGGAGGCCGGAACCGCGGCTCCGTTCACCTTAATTACGCTAAGAGCAGTAGATCCTACTCCGGCCGTCGTGGCATCTCCTCCGGTGAATTGAGGGAGCCGAGCGGCTCCGATGGTGCCGCTGGCGATGTTATCGGCATTCGTCGCATCGGTCGAGCAACTCGCAGAGGAGTTGCTGAGGTCTGCGCAAGACGGCTGAGAGAGTTGCTGCGTTCCGGTATTGTCGATGTTCGTTACCCACCGATGGGAGGCCGCGGTCGCAGAGAACAATCCTCCCAAGGTAGACGGAGTCGGAGCCGGAGGAGCGAACGTCGTCGGCCACGTTCCCGGAGCGCCGGAGATAGCCGTCTGCTTAGAGTTAAAGGTTGACCAATCCGTAGACGTGAGGCAACCGGCCTGAAGACCGGAGGCAGTCTGGCAGGAGATCACTCCGGAGTTGAGGAGGATCGGAGCAGTAGCGGAAAAGGCTGCGATGGCTCGCGCATTCGTGAAGTAGAGGTTACCGCTCTCGGAGACGTTCGCCGTAGTGATGGCTGGAAGGTCCGCGAGAACGAGAGAGCAGGGCGCGAAGGACGTCGCTGATCCGCACGTGCCGATTACTTGGTGAGATGTCTGTCCGGACGCGGCAGCAAAGGTTAGAGTGCCGGAGGCCGTGACCGGAGAGCCGGACACCGTCAACCACGTCGGAGCAGCCAATCCGACGCTCGTTACGAATCCCGCCGCACCGACGGCTGCTCTCACAGCGGCCTCGGTCGGAACGTTCAGGTTGCTTCCAGGGTTTCCTACCGTAGTGACGAGAGAGGCGGTGGCCGTAGACGTCAGACCGAGATTCGTCCTCGCGGCAGACGCGCTCGAAAGTTCGGAGAGATTATTTCCCGACTGGAGGAGTCCGGCCGGAAGATCGGAGATCGCAAGCGCGCACGGTCCGAAGGACGTATTCGCTCCGCACGTACCGATAACCTGATGCGGAGATTGGGCCGAAGCCTCGGAGATCGTGATCGTCCCCGCACTAGTAACCGGAGATCCGGACACGGAGAGCCATCCCGGAACCGCGATGCCGATGCTGGTGACGTTTCCTCCGGCCGTGGAACTGATCGTGCAGTCACTCTGGCTCAGTCCGATATTGTTCGTGCAACTGAAGGCGATGTTCGTTCCTGGAACGAAGTTGATCGTCGGCTGCTGAGGTTGGATGCTCCCGTTGACCTTTACCGTCTGATAGTAGATATTCGGCCAGACGGACGGAGCGCCGGAGATCAGGCCCTGCTTCAGCCCTAACTGATTGCTGATGTATCCGAAGTTCGAGTTGAGGAGGGACCGGACGGTCGGAAACGTCGTGTCGGGAATGACTTGGATCTGAGCGGTTGCTGCTATAGCAGACGCTAATGAAATTAGGGCGATCTTAATTTTCATCTTGAGCCTCATCGAAAGTTCCCTCCGCCTGATCATGGTAGCCAGCATGCTCGTCATACGACGGCATTCCGGCCTCGTCGAACGTTCCTTGCTGGAAGTCGAACGTGCCTGGCTGCTCGTCGAACGTCGGAAGAGGAGGGGTGTAATCTCCGATCCTCGTCAGCACTGCGGCATAAAATCCCCAATCCTTCCACGGTCCGACCTTGACGATGCGATAGAGACCCTGGTTCCACGCAACTTGGTCGCTTAATCCGGATCTCTGCTCAGAGGTCTCATAGAGAGGATCTGCTGAGAAAAGAATTAGGTCCCCGGTGATCCGATCTCCCTCAGAGAACTGGCGGAGAATCTCATCTTCCGCGACGGCCAGTATCCCCCACCAATCGAGAGATACCGTGCTGCTCTGAAAGCCTCCGGCCGCGAAGGAGCCGGTTGAGCGGACTATCGTTAGTGCCTCGCCGAGATCCGGATCGAGAGCGAGATCAGACAGAGACCAACTAGGCATCGGAGGAGAGCGGGAGTTATGACTTCGGCTCCTACTGATCAGGTAAGAGCCGAAGTCGCTCTGGGAATTCTACCGCGCCATCCTTTCCTTAGCTATTTCTGCGTCCTGACCCACGTGATCGAACGACGCAGCTCTCCGGTGTCTATGAGAGGTCGGCTGCTGCCCTTTTGAGCGACGGTAGACGGAGCATTCGGCTCCCATCCGTTTCTCGGATCTGTGAACCATCGCTTAGCTGCGTTAGAGGCCACCACTCCGGCTCGATCCAGATTCCTCGCGGCTTTGTTTGCGTCCCCGGCGAACACCGCTTGAGCTGCCGAGCCGAGAGGCTGAGCGATCACCGCCTTGTTCGCGGCAACTGCTGGTTCGAGAACCGGCCTCTCTGGAATATTATTGATCGGAGAGCCATGCGTATGGATGAAGAGGAGGCTGGCGTTATTTATATCATCAGACTTTCGCTGAGTCTTGTCCGCCGGAATCCCAATGAAGACCTCCGACTTTTTCACCCGTGCCAGGTCCTTCATGATCGCTGCGATCCCCGGTCCGAACTTCTTTACGGTCGCAGGCATCTCGTCACCATAGGAACATCGGACCGGCTCCGAAGCACTTCGCGAGAGTCGCCAGCTGTTTCCCGTAATCGGTCTCGTTCCACGCGGCCCACTCGTCGAGTCCAGGAGTCCGCTCGAAGTTCATGCTCGCCGGACCTGCCGATTTCGCCACGACGATTCCGCGGGCTAATCCGGAGGACGCCGCTACTCCGGGTACGCTCGACCGAACGCCATCCGACTTCAACCAAAGAGTGGCGAAGTGAGCGATGAAATACCCCATGGCGATCGTCCACGTGTCCTGCCATCTCGCCTGCACTAAATGAGATGACGCGAGCGCAACGTACGCGTTGACTACCGCCATAGGAAGGAGAGGAATCGAATAGATCTGGACTTGCGCACTGGTAGAGCTTACAGTCGCATTCTGCGTCAGCGTGATCTGGCCGGTGCTATCTACTAACTTCACGAACGTTCCTCCGACCGGCATAGAGTTCGGAGAGTACGGGATGCCGTCTCCGGTTATCCATTGCCCAGGAGCGACGATGGTGGGAAAGCCGGGAGAAGTGGGGAGGAGAACGGTCGGAGATCCGTTCACGGTCGTAGCTCCGCTGTAGACCTGGGGAGTCCGCGCATACTTCGGATAAAACGTGAAGAAGTCTGCGGCGGTATACGCGGGGTTCGATCCGACGACGACGTTTGACGCAGCCGATATCCTAGCTACGATCTCCGGACCGAATCCCCATGTCTGATCCAGCCAGAGCTGGATGTTCGGGAACAATTCTCGTTACTCCCTTATGCCTTCTTCGACTTCTTTGCGCCAGCTGCTGCCAGCTCCGGCTCGGGTTCGGGTTCATCGGATGGAGGAACTTCCGGCGCGGCATCTTCCTGCTTTGCCGCCGGAGCGACCGGCACCGGGCTGATAACCTCGATGATGCTGCCGTCCTGAACTCCGAGTGCGAACGTCGGCGTTCCCTTGACCCACTCCGGAACAGCTACCGGCTTTCGATCATCGGAGGTTCCGACCGTGATTGCTTGAGCGCCGGGAATCGCGAGGCCGGACGCGTCGACCGGAATGAACGTCTTGCTGCGGAATAGGATGATCTTGATTTGCTTTTGGTTTTCCATTTTCGAGAGTCCTTTTATTCTTTACCGTAGGATAGAGGCGCGGAATCGTCTACCAGATAATTCCGCGCCCCAGTTTCCCAACGCGACGGCCATTAGATGCCGTCGATGTAGGTTGCCGTGATCGTGCGCTTCCATATGACCTGAGAGACGCACCCGTAGTAGATGGTCTCGTACGATCCACCGTTGCGGGTCGTCGGCACGCTCATGCCCTGAGTCATCGGCTGCGTGATCTGGAGGTAGAGGTCCTCCTCGTCATCGCGATAGACGACTCCGCGGTCCGTCCCGCTGGCCCCCTGGCCGGAGATCCACGGATTCGGGATGCGGTCGATGCGGAAGTCGGTCGCTCCGGCGGCGACGCAATTCTTCTCGACGTAGTCCTTGATCGAGGTGAATCCGTTACCGACTCCGGAGAGGGTGAATGGATTGGTGATGTAGGCGTGGTGCGTGAACGGGATGAGCATCCGGTTCGGCATTCCGCCGTCGATCGCGTAGGAGACGTTGCTCGCTACCGTGTTGAGCGCGAGGTTGACGTCATTCAGGATCTCCTGAGGCGTCTTCTTCGACCACAGAGCGGAGCCTCCGGCACCGAGCGGGGCGACGAACTCCGCGACGTTCGGGTTGTTGACGATTCCCGGCTGGCCGAGAAATCCCTTGAACGTCACGTAGTCGAGCGCCTTGTTCCAATTCGCGGTGCAGGCTTTCTTCAGAAGGTCCTGAAGAGAGAACGGGGCGGGCTGGCCGAGCCGCGAGGATGCTTCGAGTCTCTGGAGGTCCAGATACCGGAGAGTCATCGCCGAGGCCCAGTTGAAGGTCTTCCAGACGCCCTTCTGCACGTCGGCTTGGATCTCCGGGATGTCCGTGTTCGCGGTGCCCTGGAGGCCGTAGAACTGGTTGCCGGTGGAGGCATAGTTCGAGGCGAACGCCGAGATGAACTCGACGAAGCCACCGCCGGTCTTCACTGTGATAGCCTTGGGATGGTAATACTGCTGGAGCGGCTCGACCAGATTCGGATCGATCAGCTCCAACTGAGATTCAAGCCAAGCGAGGCCGGTGGCTCCTCCGGCGTCAAAGGCGCGGATGCGGAGCGCGTCGGCAGCCCGAGCGCCGCGGCGTCCGTTCAAGTCGCGGTGCCCGAGTACGGCAGCGAGAGCGGCGATGTCGCGATCGGTATTGGAAGCAAAGCGTGGTTGGCGAAACATGATTGTCTGATCTTCCTTTCCTTTATTGACTTAGGCCGCTACGCGAGCCTTCAGCGTGATCTCCGCCACGAAGTTGGCGTCGAGGTTGCCGGTCCGGAACACCGTCAGCGGCAAAGCCAGGGTGTTATGGAACGTGACGGCAGTACCGGGCGCAGCAACCGTCGGCACAGCCACCGAGAGAGTGATAGTCGTACCGCTCACGACGGTAACTCCGGTCCCCGGAGGAATCGATCCTCCGACTGCGATCTGGCCGACGTTAATTCCGGTTGCCGAGGCCACCGTAATGTTTGCGGACGCAGCCACCGCCGTCATGGTCGTGGTGGCGGCAACGTCATCTTCCGCCTCCAGGTCTCCGACGGCTGTGACGGTGTTCGAGAAGGTTACAGTAGTGCCGGTTCCGGCCGCGGTTGCGAGAGCGGGAAGGCCACCGGGGAAGACCATCGTGATGGTGCTCGCCGTAGTGTTGACGGCTCCGACGATCGTACCGGACGGAATGCCAGTGCCGCTCAATCCCTGGCCGAGTTGGACTCCGGTGAAGGATGACACCGATAAGAGCACGTTACTGCCGACTGCGGTGTTGGCAGTGAATGTTCCGGTCGAGGTATTCGCGAACACGCGAACGTAGACCGGAGCCTGACTGACCGGAGTGCCTTCAACGATCGGGACGCAGACCGACCCGGCCTCCAGGATATCGGCCATCTCGCCGGGAGCGAAAAAGCCGGTCTGCTGCGTTCCTGGAGTTAGGCCGTTCTGGTACGTGAGGACCGTCTTAACCTCGCGCACCGCGATGCCGCCGAACTGTCCGTATACGCTGCCGGAATTACCGGCAGCCGCGGCGATGAAGTCTGCCACGGACTGGACGGTTCCTCCTTGCGAGTCCGCGATGATGACGCACGGAGCGCCGAATAGAAGGTTGTTAGGCGTCGTCGAGAGTACTTGCCGAGACGCGATCGTTGGGTGGAGCCGGGAAAACGTTCCCGGAAAGCCGTTGTTCAGCCCGAGGACGGGCAGGGCTTGGCCGAAACTCACTGGTGCTGGCATGGTGGTTACTTACCTCCCTCTTTCTTTCCGGAATGCTCCCGGTCATATGCTTCCTGGAGCTTGTCTACTCCTTCGGAGCGTCTGTCGGTGCGAGACTCCGGATCATAGCCGGTGTCATGAGCCAGGGTCCGTGCCGCAGAGGCGAAACCTCCATACGTTCCGTCTCCTCGGCCGGAGCCGCGCGTCTCAGCTCTCAAGATGGCGTTGAATGCCTTCTTGATGGCCGAGTCCTTCGACTTCACGACGAGCGGGCGAAGCTCGTTCAGGAGAGCCATCCGATCGGTACCGCGGCGCGGCATCTCGACCAGGTCTCCGGTCTCCGGAACCGGTCGCACGAAGCCGTCTCCGCCGCGGCGAGAGTCGGCGGCTCGCGGACGTGCGTCGTCGGCGTGCTCCGGCTCCTGCTGCTCTTCTTCGAAGTACTCGTCGAGGAGGTCGCGCAGCATCGCGAGATCTGCATCCTCGCCTTC